CCATCTAAATAACTATACTATAGAAGTATTTAGAGTGCCAGCACCAAGACCAAGAAGAATATCAGATATAATGCCGAAGCTACAAAGAGTAGCCCAGTCATCTCATTTTCTAGTAAAATTTGTATTACCTGCTAGTCCTCTCAGGACATTTATGAGGCAAAAAGGTATTAATGATCGATTTATATCAGATAATGTAGGATTACTTTGTAGTGATGCAGTTTTACCTGGCAGTGCAATGGCATCACTCAATACTGCAGGTGATTATCAAGGTTTAGTAGAGAGATTTGCTCATACAAGAAATTTTACACAAATAAATTTAGAGTTTTATGTTGATTTAGAATATAAGACAATGAAATTTCTTGAGCATTGGATGGAATATATTTCAGGACAATCATCAGCAGATCCAATAAGAGATGCATATCATTTTAAAATGGCATATCCTGATCAGTATAAATCTAATGATACAAGAATTGTAAAGTTTGAAAAGGATCATTTTCAATTTTTAGAATATAGATTTGTCGGACTATTTCCGATAGCACTTAATTCAACAAGAGTATCTTATCAGGGTTCACAAGTTTTGAAAGCAACCGCTAGTTTTAGTTTTGACAGATATATTTGTGGTGAGACATCATCACTTGCAAGAGCATTAGGACTTGATTTAAATAATCGATTAGGTAGAACAAATAATGGGACAATACAGTATAATAGTGCAAACACTCTTAATGAGGTTATGGATGGAGTTGCTTTATTGAATCGTAATACTGTTTATCAATTTAATTCTGAAGGACTCTCTACAGGAAGTGGTACAACAAGAGGTGCACCTCAAGTGCCTTTTGCACCACCTTATATAAGATAGGTTTTAAAAACCCCTATAAATAATTTTACTGAAGTGTAGTAATCATTATGCCTTTACCAACCATTTCAACACCAACATATGAGTTAGTGTTGCCTTCGTCAAATAGAAAAATAAAATACAGACCTTTTTTAGTCAAGGAAGAAAAGATTCTTATTCTAGCAATGGAATCTCAAGATACAAAACAAATTGCGAGAGCAGTTAAAGATGTAATTTCTCATTGTATTTTGTCAAAGGGAATTAAAGTTGAAAAACTTGCAACTTTTGACATTGAATATTTGTTTTTAAATATTCGTGGAAAGTCTGTAGGTGAGGATATTGAAGTGATGGTAACTTGTCCAGACGATAATAAAACACAAGTGCCAATGTCAATTAATGTTGATACTATTAAAGTTCATATAGATGAAGAACACTCTAAAGACATAGTTTTAGATGATGTTTATACTTTGAGAATGAAATATCCATCACTTAATGAGTTTATTAAAACAAACTTTGATAATGTAGATAATATGAAAGTTGATGATACTTTTGATTTAATTGCATCTTGTATTGACCAAGTTTATTCTGAAGAGGAATCTTGGGCATCAGAAGAATGCACAAAGAAAGAATTAACAACATTTGTTGAATCTTTAAATTCAGGACAATTCAAGAAAGTTGAAAGGTTCTTTGAAACAATGCCTAAATTATCCCATACTGTCAAGGTAACTAATCCAAATACGGAAGTTGAAAGTGAAATTAAAATAGAGGGGCTACAGAATTTTTTCGGATAAGTATGTCCCATGAGGATCTTGCATCATACTACAAATTAAATTTTGCTTTGATGCAGCACCATAAATATAGCTTAACTGAACTTGAAAATATGATTCCTTGGGAGAGAGAAATTTATGTCACACTCCTACAACAATATGTTGAAGAGGAAAATCTAAAAGCACAACAAGAACGTAATGGATGAGGAACAACAAACTTTAGCATCACCGTTAGCAGGGAGTATTAGAGGTATTAGGAGAAGTGTGTCTTCTAATGTCTTCTCTGGTCGTGCGTTGCCTCAACAAGTAAGTGATCCTCAACAAACAAGTTTACTAAATCAAAATTCATTGACACTTACTAATGTGTCATCGCAACTTTCAGGAATTAATGAAAGAGTAAGTAATATTAATACATCATTGAATGCGATTAAAGAAAATTTAACATTAAGTGATGAGTTAGAGAGAAATAGACAACGAGCAAAAGAACAAAGAGAAGCACAATTAGCTGAACAGGGGTTAAGAGAAGGAAAAGAAAGTTCGTTAGAGAAAAAAGTACAGTTTGCTTTACTTACACCTGTTCGTAGAGTTGCAAATTTTGCAAAAGGATTATTAGGGAGATTAACAGATTTCTTCCTTATTGTTGCTGGTGGATGGTTAACAGATCAAATACTAACTTTTTTCAGATTAAAATCTGAAGGTAATATTGATGGATTGAATAGATTTAAAACAAAATTTCTTACGGATTTATTAGCTCTTGGTGGTATAGTTCTTTTATTTTCAACTGGACTTGGTAAATTACTTGCAGCCGTAAAAGGTATCGGTCTTCTTGCCTTTCAATTAACATTTACTAATATTTTAGTAAAACCATTTCAGTTTTTAAGTGCTTTTATCCTTGGTAATATAACAAAATTCCTTAATTTTATAAGGTTAGGAGTTTCTGGTGCTTTTAGATTTCTAAAAAGTGGAGGAGGTCGAGGAGTCCGAGCTGGAGGAAACATATTAAGAAATTTAGGTATCGCTGGAGGTGTCAGTGTATTTGCTGGATTTTTTGATAAAATCAAAGCAAAAATGGGATTTAAACCTAAAGGTGTTCCAAAAGGTAAAATACCTGGTTTTGGATTTTTTAATGCTATAGTAGCGTTTGGATATGCATTAGATGGTATAAATGATTTCAATGAATCAAAGGCAAGGGGAAATAATAATTTTCAAGCGTTTGTAGAATCTGTAACACGAGTGGCAACTGATTTCGCAGTCTACCTTGGAACAGTTAAAGCTGGTACATTTGCAGGAGCGAAAATTGGTGGAGCGTTAGGTGGTTTAATTGGAACTTTTTTTGGTGGTATCGGTGCTGTGCCTGGTGCTCTTATAGGAGCAAAAGCTGGTGGTATTATTGGTGGATTATTAGCTGGATTAGGTATAACATTCCCAGATACAACTGAAAAAATATTAGGATTCAATCCTGGAAAATTAACTGAAAAATTGAAAAACTTTACTGGAGGTATTGCTAATTTCTTTACGGGTGCAAATAGAAAGGAATCTGCAGTAGAATCAGCTAAAAAGATGAATATAGAGAGAAATAAGAAAAGAGGTGGTGGAGTAAAAAATAGAAATGATGGTTTTAGATTTGGTGGTGTTATTAAGGCACCAGAGACTGGTGCTTTTGTTAAATTGCATGGTCTTGAGGAGATTAGACCATTAGATGCAGATGGTTTAATGAAAAACGCAAAAATTTCATCTTTATCATTTGATACCAATGTTGCAAATATAATTGATCTTACATCTTCAAGTCAAAAAATGGATAATCAAATGGGTGCAACACCTTCTTCAGATGTGAGTGCTGCTACTGTTCCAACAATACCATCTGCAGATTATAAAAATAATTTTCCTGCACAAGCAGAGAGATACTTTAACGTGGTACCAGTATAATGTCAGAGCAAAGAAAAAGAAGAGATTCACTATTAAGATCGTCAATCAGCATCAATTCCATAAGGGATTCTGTTTCTAATTTTTCAAAGGGACTCACTGAATCAAATGCTGTTGCAAATCAAATTGTAGAAAAAACAAGACAAAATAATTTATTTAAGTCTACCTTGATAAGAAAAGAGAATGATTATTTTAGAAAAAGAAGAGAGAATGTAAGAAGAAAAGATAGAGAAGATGAATTAGAATCAGCATCTATTACTGGCATAACAAAGAAGGAGGGAAATATTGTTCAAAGGAGTACAAGAGGATTTTTAGGTAGAATTTTAGATTTCTTCGGAATTATATTAATTGGTTGGTTCGTAAATACGTTACCCAAAATATTAAAAGCGATTCAAGCATTAATAAGTAGAATTCAAAAATTCATAGGTTTACTCACTGGATTTATAGATGGACTTAAAGATTTTTTCACAGGGATAGGTGAAGGTATAAGAACAGCATTTGAGAGTCTACCTAAATTTGAGTTAGATTCAATAAAAAGTGAAGTAGATGAAACAATCGAAAAATTACTTGGAGGTTTAGAAAGATTACAGCAGGATTTTATTGCAGCAGCGAGAGAGTTTGGTAGACCTGAAAAATTAGGGATGGAAGCTGATGATATAAAAGATGGAGTATTAGATTATGGAGAAGAGATTGAATCTGAGATGGAAACAGCTTTTCAAGAGATGGGAGCACTTGAGGGAGGAGAAGGAGGAGAGGATGTTAGTGAGGAAGAATTAGATAACTTTATTAATTCATTAGATGAAGGGGGTGGTAATGAAGAGGAACAAAATCAGGAACAAATTAATGATAAGGGTGTAGATGAGGAGGAATTAATAATAGGAGTAAAGGATGCGACAACTTCAGCTGAAAAAGTTGTTAAGAGTGAAAAAGATTTTAAGGATGGAAAAACTGCTGCTACAAAAAATGATGCAAATAAAATTAAAAGTGCAATGAATTTTTTAAATCCAGGTGGTTCAGGTGGAGCTGGTGGTGCTGGTGGTAGTAGTGATGTTGGTGCAATAGATAAACCTCAAAGAGAAGGTCCAAATTTTCAAGAAAAATTAGATGATGCACTAGCAAGAAGGGAAGAATATGAAGAAACTGGTGATATGGAAAAACTTGAGGGAGTGCAGAAAAAAATTGA